GTCGGGAACCAATACACACTTTCTTTTTGTAACTCTCGTTTTTCGTTTTTTGAGGGTTTCGCGGTACGGTGGTCCTGTTCTCTGCTCAGACCATTCACTCGCGACCCTCAACATGGCGAAGAAACATCATGCGACCGTAATCCTTCTTTGGCTGCTGCTGGCCATGGGCTGCGCCCCTGCTCCGACCTATGTTGCCCTGCCTGCACCTCGGGCAGAAACACCTGCGATCAACCCGCCGTTTTCAGTCCGGCAAAAGAACTGGCTGAGTCCGGCGAACGAGGGGAGCTGCGTGCATGCGTCGCTCTCGACCATGCTTCACTGGCAAAACAAATTCGAGCTAGCCAAATGGTGGAGATCGAAATACTCGGGCGGTGAGTGGACTGATCAACTTCGCCGTAGGTTGGATGCTGCTCAAATCCCGTACGCCTTCACCGAGCGAGCTAATCTGCAATTGCTTGATGACGCTCATGCCTATCGACGCGGTGCTTTGCTGTGGTGGAAACCGTCGCACTGCTGCAATTTTGTCGGGTGGGCCAAAGGTACCGACGGCAAGATCTACGCCTGCATCTTGGACAACAACAAAACGGAACGCTACGAATTCGTCGAGCGGTCCGAGTTTCATCGTCAATGGGCTGCTTACGGGGGCTTTGCGCTGACCACGCTGTACGACCCTCCGAGCCCTCCTGTTTTCCGGTCGTACAAAGCGGTTGAGGATGAATGGAAATGGTAGGTACCTGCAATACTTGCCCCAACGGAGGACAACGTGTCAAAGTCGCGGTTTCTTTCGGTCTGGTGGCTTTGGCTCTGTTTGCTGCTCTGTGTGTTGTCGTTGGTGAGCGAGTTGCTCCACGAATTGAGGAGTCCCTCGGACTTGAGCCCGTAAAGCAACAATACACGCCTGGCGGAATTAGCTATGACGAGCTGCGAAACGCACCGCTAAACACAGCTCCCGTCAACGAGCGAGCATCAAAAGAGATCAAGCGCCAAGACATCTACTGTCCACCATGCGACCAGGTACGCAGTCCAGGCTTCGTGCGTGATCCGAATTACCTTCTGCCGTTTGTCCCAAGCGTGCAACAATCGCCACAGATTAAGCAGCAGGTGCAAGTCACATCCATACCGTGGGCCAATAAGTGCTCGATGGCCGTCTTTGTCGGTACCGATCCCGCATCGCAACGACTGCTCGACTGGGTGAATCGTGACTCGCAACTTTCCGATCTACGCAAAGCCGTCAACTTCCAGGCGTACACCAAGGACAATCCGCTGTATCGAGAACGGTTTGGTGGCGTTGTACCCACCGATCAATTTCCGGCGGTCGTTTTCACCGATTCCCGAGGCGGACACATCTACGTCGCGGGAGCCTCGTCGCTCCCGTCTTCGGCCAGTGGTCTCTATGCGGCCATCAAATCGGCTGCTGAAGTCCAGCAAGGTGTTGTTCAAGACGCTGCGAATCCTGGTGGGCCGAACATGCAAGAATTCGATCCGACTTGCCCTGACGGCAATTGCCCGCCTGGCCGCGTGCCTCTGCTAAATCCTGACCGCGATAAGCTGTTTCCGAATCTGCGTCCAAGGAATCCGGATCCCGTCCAATCGCTCCTGTATTGGATCTGGAATCCTGGCGAAGCAATTTTGGCGGTGCTCTGCGGAATCGCTTTCATCACGCTACTTTTCCTGATCGTCGTTAAGGTGCTCCGCAATTGACCCTACTTTTTTTCCTCGCTGTCGTCGTGTTCCTCTGTGCTGTCTGTTCGCAAATGGGATGAGCTGTTATGAGCCTCTTTTTACTCCTGATGTTTCTTGCAATCGCAATCCTCGTCGTCCTCTGGTGGAAACCATCCAAACCTCGAGGCAGTCAATCAGCCTCGATCCTTTCGGCGATCGCATCACCTGGCGACATCGCTAGCGATCGCGATGCCGTGCTCGAATCGGAGATCGCCGAGATCGTCTCAGTGATCCGCCAAGACGAAGCAGATCGTCGCCGAACTGCTGCTCTTGAACGCCTGGCCGCAATCCAAGCCTCCACCAAGAAAACCAAATGAGCAACAATCCAACCATCACAGATCAGCAGCTAGCTGACGCAGCTGCTGCTCCCCAGTCTGTGTCCGCCGATGGCGTGACAGTGACCAACCGATCGGTTGAGGATCTGCGTAGAGCTCGGGAAGAATTGGCGAACACCAATGCCTCCAAGCCTCGACGCGGTGTCCTGTTTTCGAAAATGATCCCTGGATCCGCACGAGGTCAATGATGCCTGCCTGGGTAACCGCTTTGATCACGTCGATCCTACGCATCCTGACTACGGCCTCGGCCCGCCATTTCGGATTTGCTGCCGGTTGGTTCCTCCTGCTAGCCGGATTGCTTTTCAATTCGATGGCCACTCTCATCCTGGGTGGGGCCGTAGTCTTCTTTTTGTACGTGTCTCCAGCCAACAAGGCCTGATCATGCTGCTGCTTGACCAATACGGCAAACCGATCGACACCAAGGCCCTCGCTGCTGCGCGTCGCATTGCGGATCGCCAACGCAAAAACGAGTCGCTGTCTGCTTCGTACGATGCTGCCGCCAACACGGTCGAGACGCAAAAACATTGGCGATACGCGGACAACCTTTCCGCAGCTGCGGCCAATTCGGTTTCTGTCCGCAAGACACTGCGCGAGCGATCTCGCTATGAGTGCCTGGAAAATAACTCGTTCGCCAAGGGTATCGTTTTGACCCTGGCAAACGACACGATTTCCACTGGGCCTAGCCTCCAAGTGATGCTCCCCGATTCGTCCGCCTCACGAGCGATCGAGCAGAAGTGGCGAAAGTGGTGCAAGGACGTAAAGCTCGCGAGCAAGCTGCGTACTGCACGGATTGCCAAAGTGATCGACGGGGAAACAGTGATCCTCAAGGGAACCAACCGAAAATCTAAGAATCCGGTCAAGCTCGACTTTCGCGTCATCGAGTGCGATCAACTTGCCACGCCATTCTATGCAGATGGACTGCCAAACAAGGTTGACGGCATTGAATTCGATGACTTCGGGAACCCGACGCTCTACCACGTCTTGAAGGGGCACCCGGGCGACCGCTGGCCAATGCAAGCTTTCGCAAAAACGGACGTTGACCCCGATGACATCATTCACCTGTACCGAGCCGAGCGACCTGGCCAGATGCGAGGGATTCCCGAGCTGACGCCAGCTTTGCCGCTCTTTGCGATGCTCCGTCGCTATACGCTCGCAGTGATCACCGCTGCCGAGAATGCTGCGGACTTCTCGGCAATTCTCAAGACCCAATCGAACGCTTTCGACTCTGCGTCCGATGGCATCGACGACATTGACCCGTTTGATTTCGTTCAGATCGATCGTGGATTGATGACCAGCCTGCCCAAGGGCTGGGAAATGGTGCAGTTTGATCCGAAGCAACCGACGACGACCTACAAGGAATTCCGCGACGCGATCCTCAACGAGATCGCTCGATCGGTACACATGCCGAGCAACAAAGCCCTCGCAGACTCATCGAAGTACAACTACAGCTCTGGCCGTCTGGATCACCAGACTTACTATGAGTCGATCGCCATCGAGCGATCCCAGTGGGAGGTTGAATGCCTCGACCGAATCTTCGAATGGTGGTTGGACGAAGCTCTCATGCTCGATGGGTTCCTGCCTGGCTTCGATGCAGTTGACGAGATGCCCAAAGTTTGGCGATGGCCACCGCAGAGAGACGTAAATCCAGCAGAAATCGCCGATGTGAACATCGCGCTGATCGATGCCGGTTTGAAAACTCGGCAGCAGTTCCTGATCGAACAGAACATTGATCCCGAGGCCCACCAACAGCAGCTCGAAGAGGAAGGCTGGGTTGATCCCAAGAAAATCGAAGCTTCCAAGCTCGCTCAGTCTGCTCCCGCAGTTCCGACGGATCCAACGGCTCAAGCCTCTGATACTCCAAATCCGTCCGAGCCAGCACCCACCGGCGAATTTGCAAACATGTCTCGCCTTCAATTGACTCGCAACATGCGAGCGATTGACGACACGCTGACCAAGCTGGACGAGGGGGTCTGGACTCCTAAACGAGCTCGGGTTGTGCTGGAATCCCTCGGGCTCAAAGAACGCACGATCGCCAATCTTCTTGAAGAATACGAGCAGGCAGCGTGAGCTCCCTGACGTACGAGGAAAAGACTCGGATCGGTTATCGCCTCCGAGTCTATACCGCTGCTGGCCGTCGCTCGATTTGGCTTGGGAAGATCACACAGCCAGAAGCCGTGGCCGTCCAGCGTCACGTTGATGAAATCATCGCAGCCCAAACTGCTGATCTCCCAATCCCACGCCAAACCGCGATCTGGCTCGATCGACTTTCGCTGGATCTGAAATCCAAGCTGGTTTGCATCACCGGGTCGATTCGCACGGTACGCTCGGCGATCGACGAGTATCTACACTCCAAACGTGACAAGCTGGCCGCCTCGACGGTGGAGTCTGTGACCAGGTCTTTGGAGATCCTTGGGGATGCAATCGGTGCTAGGCGAATTGACGGAGTGTCAGCCGAGGAAATCGCCTCGATCTATGATGCGCTAGAGGTTGGAGAGTCCACCAAGGGCAAGATCGCCAAAGACTGGAAAGCGCTGTTCCGCTGGTGCGAGGACAACCGCTGGATCCTGAGCAATCCAGCCAAGCGGCTAAGTACGGCCGTACGTGTTCGCGAAAAGCATTTCGTGACGATCGAGACTGCCGAAAAGATCCTTGCCGCCTGCGACGATCCCGAGCTGCAGTTGGTCGTCGCTCTGTCTCGGTTTGGTGGTTTGCGGATCTCCAGCGAGATTCGCGACTTCACTTCGGACTCGATCGACCACACGGCCAAGCGGATCAAGATCAATGATACCAAACGGGGGGTGGTTCGCGAGATTCCCATTTTCCCAGAGTTGGCGAAATGGTTGCCAGCACCTGGCGTTGAGCCATTGCCAACCCTTTCGCAGCTTTCCCATGCAGGCATCACCGCTCGATTCAACGCCTGCGTTCTCAAGGCAGGGCTCGAGACCTGGGACGCTCCATGGCATTCGATGCGAGCCTCGCGCGAAACAGAACTGATCGCTGCATTCGGTCTGGCAACTGCGTCGAAATGGATCGGCAATAGCGAAAAGGTCGCGATGGCGAACTATGCCCTGGTGCCCGATTCTGACTGGGCCAAGGCGGTATTGTAACTTTCGTTTTTCGGGTTTTATGGCCTGCGTGGTAGTCTCGCACGCATGAGCAAATCGCACCGGGCAACCACGAAACGCAAGCGAACCGACCCCAGTGTCATCGTCGCCTCGTCCAAGACCAACTTGGAACTGCGCACCAGTGGCGACGCCATCGCCTTGCAAGCCTCAGATCCTAACACCCCCGACGCGCTGCCCAGTTTTAGTGGGATCGCTTATACCGGTGGTGTCATGCATCCCAAGCTTGCGATTCAGTGGAATGGCCCAGTAGTGATTGATTTAGCAGGACTTGACGCACCGGTCGGACCAGTGCATCGAGACCACGACGAATCAAGGCCAGTTGGGCATCTCACCGCAGTGGCAAACGACGGTACCAAGCTTTCCGTTACAGGAGTGTTTTCCGTCCCGTCTGTTGACCAGCAGGAGATTGTCTCGGGAGCTAGAAACGGATTTCCATGGCGACCCTCGGTCGGTGTGAAGATCCTCACTTACTCCACGATCCCACAAGGCCAAACCCTACAGTGCAATGGACGCACGTTTGAGGGGCCTATTCTCGTCGTCAAACGATCGCAACTTAAAGAGGTCTCCCTGGTAACGATTCCAGGCGACCCTGATTCCTCAGTCTCTATTGCCGCTTCGGCCAACGAAAACATGCCCACTTTCGAAGACTACTGCAAATCTCTAGGCCTTGATCCTGCGACTCTTTCGCCAGAGGCCCTTAGCGCCCTGAAGATTTCCTACGCTGAACAAGTCGAAAACTCTGCTGAACCTGGTTCTGGCATGGACGCCGGAGCCAATCAGCAACCTGCCGCTCAATCTGGTGACTCCTCTTCACAACCAACGGATCCAAATATGGCCAAACCTGCTGCTGCCGCTGCTTCTTCTCAACCTGATCTCCAAGCCGGTGGAAACGTTGATCTGACGGCCTACCGTAAACAACTTGCTGATGAAACCCACCGAGTGAACGAAGTACGCACCCTCTGCGCGAAGTTTGGCAATCCTGTCGTGATGGTCGCTGGTAAGGAAGTCGACTTGGCCGCCCATGCTATCGAGGCGGGCCTCACCGGCGATCAAACCGAATTGCTCGCTCGGCGTCACCAGGACATCGAAGCAGCTCGGGATTCGCGGCCACGAGGCCCTGCGATCCACTCGCGATCCTCGCAAAGCTCCGTTGAAATTGGTGCCCTCCAAGGTGGCTTGATGCTCCGAGCCGGAATGGATCTGGACAGCAAGGCCTTCGAGAATCCAAACGTCAGGCGAAAGCTCCCTGGATGGTTGCAAGCTGGGGTTAACGATCCTTCGCGAGCAAGCGTTATGGATCGAGCCCACGAGTACCGCGACATCACCATGGTCGAGGCCTGCAAGCTCTCTTTGCAAGCTCGCGGAATCGACGCTCCGTCGAACCGCGTGGACATGGTGCAAGCTGCATTTTCCAGCGGTAGCGTAGCTGTTCTGTTCGGTGCCACGATCGGTGCCAAGATGCTCGAAAGCTACTCAGAAGTTTCCGACTTTTCTGAAGGGTTTTGCACCGAAGACGAGAACCCAGACCTCGAAGAACACAACCGCAATCGAATGCAGGCTTCTCCAAGCCTCAAGTTGCACCCAGTCGGTGGATCGGCTCAGCATGCTAGCCGTCGTGCACTGACCGAGAAGTCGCAAGTGTCGCGATTCTCCGAGCAGCTCAAAGTCGACGAAGCCGACATGTTCTCGGACAATTTCTCGAAGCTCAAGGACACCCCGCGAGATTTCGGTTTGGCTGCTGGCCGCCTGCGTCCAGAGCTCGTCGCCTCGGTGTTCATGGGCAACCCGACGCTGCTCCAAACCAATCGCGCTTTGTTCAATGCGACCGACGGAAACACTGCCACCGGTAAGGCTCTGGCACGTGCGACCCTTAGCGAAATGATCGCAGCGATCAGCAAGCGAAAGGATGGGGATGCGACGCTCAATCTCCAGACGACCCACTTGGTCGTTCCGCCCGAGCTGCTCGACGCCGCTGTCCAATTGTGCTACTCGGCCAATCTGTCGAACGACAGCGGATCTGGTGAACTCAACCCGATCAAGAAGTACGGCATCACTCCAGTGAGCGACGCTCGATTCTCGAACGGTATGGTTCACCCGATCACCGGGGCCGCTTTGGCTGGCTCGGCTGTCACCTACTACGGTGTCTCGGCCCAGGCTCGCACGATTGAAGTGGTTTACCTCCAAGGTGCAGGTCGCGTCCCAGTCGTTCGAACCGAAACGCTCGTTGGTGGCGAATTTGGCATCGTGATCGATGTCCGCCACTACATCGGCGTGACCCCGCTGGATTGGCGTGGTTTCCATCGATTCGTTGGCTAGTAAGCCTGACGACTCGCAACTGAGTCCATGATTCCCACAGCGGGGCGAATTGTCCTGCTGTTTTCTCAACCTTAGATCTCGACCCAACCAATGAAACTGCGACTCCGACAAGCCGTGTCGTTCGACGGCAACCTTTTGCCAGCAGGCCATGTGATCGACATGGACAAGGATCAATCTGGCATCAGTGCCGAGTGCCTTGTGCAGCGTGAATGGGCGGACGTCGTCACTGACGACACCCCCGCGTCTCCAAACGTTGCCAATCCAACGACCGACGATCCGAATGACGATTCCAAGGGATTTGAGGCGAAAGCCGAGATCGCTCCGGAACCACCCAAGGCTAAGCGAAAAAAGTAATCGCTGGCGAATCCCGCTACCTTTTTCATCCTAGAGAAACATGGCAACTTACAAACATGACGGCGACTTTCGCCAAATCACCGCTGGTGCGGACCTCGTCAATGGAACGATTGTCCAGACCGCTGACGGCCTGGCCGGTATCGTCGAAGGCCTCGCTGGCATCAAGAACGGCAAGGTTGGAAACGTACGGGTCGATGGCATTGTCACCTGTGACAAAGCATCGGCCACTGTGATTGCCGCTGGGGATCGCCTGCAATTGGCGACGGCAACCCAGCTTGTCACGGGCAAGGCTTCTGGTGCTGCCGATGCTGGCAACATCATCATTGGCCGCGCTGCACTGGCTGCTGGAAACGGCACGACCACTGTCGACGTCGACATGAACCGGGCCGCAGTCTAGTTGACTGCTGACTGACTTTCGCTTTAGGAATCCAACGCGATGGCAATCAAGCCTGCTGACCTCCAAGAATGGAGTGATCTGGAACAACGCCGTCGCGATGCTCAACGCGAGTTGTCGACCCTCCGGGATCGCCAAAAACAACTTGAGGACATGTTCGAAGCAGAGCTTCGTAAGTCCGGCAAGCAACAAATCAAACGGGGCGGGTTCACACTCGCCTTGCAAGCTGGTCGAGCTTCAGTCTCCTGGGCTAAGGAATTCCTCCGGGCCTGCGGAGAGGAAGCTGCCCAAAAGATCAAAGACGAGGCCGCAAAGACCTCTGTTGATGTGTTTGTGATCGTTCCTCCGGAAAAGTAAACCCATGGGAATGCTTGAAACCGGTACCGCTCACCTTGCCGCCTCACTGGCCCAGCATGCAAGCGTGGACATCACGTACACAAAACGGAAAGTCTCCAAGCCAATTAAAGCGACCCGAGGCTCGACACCATTCGAGGCCTCGGACGCCGAAGGAATCATCCACCGGACGACCACTCGCGATTACTTGATCGCCAAGACCCAGTGGCCGTTTAGTGAAGATCCAGAGGACGGAGACAGAATCACCGACGGCAACGACACGTTTGTCGTCCGATCTGTTCCCGGCCAGCCTGTCTGGCGATTCGCTGATCCAGGCAACCACCTTTATCGAGTACACACCAAGCAGCAATGAGCCCGATTCGCGACCTACTCCAGGACGTTGTCGACGCTCTCGCAGCTGCGGCAGTCGTCGATCCGGCACGCAATGCTGCGATCGATGCTGATGCGATCAAAATCGACTACTTGCCCAGGTTCCAGGCCGAAGATTTGAAAGACCTTCAAATCGTCGTCGCCCCTAGGCAAAACACGTCGGTCAAGATTTCTCGCTACACGCGAGAATTCGAACTCGGGATCCAGGTCGCTGTCATCCAGACTGCGGCCAAGGACTCTGAGCGATTTGAGCAACTGTTGGATCTCACACACGAGATTGACGAGGCGCTGGCAATGGCCACGATCGTCGGGGGAGTGTGGTCGAGATCCGAGGTTAGCCTGTACGACGTGCAGGCCCTTGAGCAACACGGTGCGTTCCGCAGCGTGATCACCGTCTATTACAAGACCCGATAAGGAAATCGACATGCCTAACAAAGGACCACGCGCCGGTATCGAGTGCAAGCTCTACTACCAGACCGCTGTCGCTGCCACGTTCAACGTCACCACTCCCACGCTGGTGACTGAGGTGCAAGACCTCAACGTGACGTTCAACAAGACCAAGATTGATGTGATTTCGCGAGCCAGCCTGTACAAGGCCGCAATTTCGGGTGCTGTGGACATCGGGCTGAACTTCTCGCTGTTGTACAACGGCGACCCGGACGACACGGTATTTACCGCGATTCGCCAAGCGTTCATCAATCGAACCATTTGGCATTGGGCGATCATGGACAACGTGATTGCCACGCCTGGCCCCTCTGGATCGCAAGGACTGACGTTCCCTGGGGAGATAATGGAATTCCCGATGGATCAACCGCTTGAAGGACACACCAAGTTCGACGTTGCCGTCAGCTTGAGCCGAACCAAGGTTGGTAATCCTGCCGCGTTGGTCGATCCAGCGTGGTTGATCGTTGCACCGTCCGCTTAGTGCGTCGGTGGTTTCGTAACACACTTCCACAGCGGGGTCGGCGATGCCTATTCCACGAGTCCGCAAAGGGGATGAGATTGCGATTGATTTTCTCGACCACGGGGAATCTTCGCACGGTCCGCTCGAATTCACCGTCTATGGACGCGTGATTTCGCAAGACAAAAACCACATCGTTGTCGGTTCCTGGGTCTACATGGATCCAGGAAAACGAATCAAGGCTGACGACTACAACTGCACTCAATTCACCATCGTTCGAAGCACCATTCGAGCGATTCGTTTCGTTCAATAGCAACCCTGAAAAGGCAACTCGACCATGCCAATGTTCAAGGATTGCGAAGCCCGTAGCTGGGAAATTCGCATTGATGTAGACGCTGTCCGACGCGTGCGGGCCGCTTGCGGTATCGATCTCGCCACCGTGCTGGCCTCTGAGGACTCGATCGAAAAACTGAAAAACGACATCTGTCTGACGATCGATGTCATCTATGAGCTCGTGCGGCCTGTGGCCGAAAGACTCTCGGTCGACGCAGCTGCGTTCGGCAAAGCTCTCATGAGCGACTCCTTGGGCCATGCTTTAACGGCATTCGAGGAGGCACTGGTCGAATTCCTCCCGGAGTCCAATCGCCGAGCCCTGGCTCGCCAGATGCTCGGCGCGGGCCAGAAACTGCAGGAGGCGAGGGCTCAACGGATCAAGAAAGCGATCAACGAGGGGCTGTTGGATACAGCGATCGACGAGGAGATGAAGAAGCTCGAAGCCATCATTTCGAAAGCGATGAATACAAGTTCGGATACTGGCCCGTCATCCTCAGACTCGCGGCCCGAGTCGGAGTAGATCCAGGGCCATTTTCCCTGCGTGAACTGACCTGGATGGCGAATGAAGTCAACCTGGCCCAGTGGGATCAGACCTCCGAAATCATCGCACAGTTTGCCAACCTGTTCCGTCCAAAACGAGCTCAACCCTATCGAGCGATCGATTTCAATCCCTACCGAAAAGACCAACCCAAACCAAGCATCACACGCGCTGACCTGCATGCACTCAAGGGGCTGCTGCCGGTGGTCGTTGTGACGCTTCCGCAATCCAATGCAAATTGACAATCAATCGCTTCGACAACTGATCAAGCTCGATGAGCAAGCGACGGCACTTTTTCAGCAAGGCCGATACGGCGACTGCGCGGTGCGATGCGTCGAGCTCGCTCCCAAGGTGCCGAAGCCATTGCAGATTTCCAAACTGGGAATCGTCGCAATTTATAGCCATGATCCAGCGATGGCAGCACAAGTGCTGGCTGCTTTGGAATCTGCGGCCAAGGTGAATCCGATCATTAGCGTAATGGTGTCGTTCATGGGGCCCGGTAACCCCGAAAGCAGCCTCCCGAATTTCGGCGATCCAAATGTACGAGCCGCATTGACCCGACCGCAACCGGTGGGCCTGGGACTTACCTTTCAGCAGGCAGCACCATTGCTAGCCGCCGGTGAGCAATCAGACACGATCACAGGCCAAGACGTTGAGTCGCTCGGAGGTGTCCTGTAATGTCAAGCACCGTTAAGCCAACAACGCCATCGTTCACCACGATCATCTCGGCTCAGCGAGTCGCGACCTCGAACATTGTCGTCGCTGCTAGCCTGCTCGATTTGCGCGAACGACGCGGGGCCTGGATCACTGCTTTCATTGGTCGCCAATCCGGCACTCCAAGCCGCGCTGCTTATTTTGCGATTCGGCCCACGGACAACAACACGGATGTCGTGCCTGCGACTATTTTCGATGTCGTCGGACAAGGCCCAACGACTGCCGCATCGGCGACCACAATCAGTGCTGCTCTCGCGACCAACGCAAACACAGTCACGGTTGCAGCAGCCGGTTCTCTAGCAATCGGAGACACTGTTTGCGTCTTTAGCGGCACGACCTCAGACATCCAGTGGAATCGAATCTGCGGTGGTTCGGGCACGTCATGGACCGTCGAGCGAAACTGGCGGATTGCAAATGCAAGCGGAGACAACTTCACGAACCTCGCCGATGTTCGCCGAATATGGATTCCGGGTGGCGATCAGTACGAATTTCGATTCATCAATTTCACTGGAATCGGGTGCGTGTGCCAACTCATGGCTGAGACACACGAAGGGGACACGATTACCTGATGTTGAACTATTGGCAACCCGGTTATGAATGGATGGGGCACGGGCTACAGGGCCATTGGTGCCCCTCGTTCGCGCATAACCAGTTGCAGTCGCCGGACGTATCGGGATTCGGAAACCATGGGCAGTTGTTGAACTTTGCGAACAACGGCAACAATGCGTTAGTCACGAGTGGTGGCCAGCTTGCGCTGGATTTTGATGGGGTGAATGATCGCGTTACCACGACGTCAGTTAGCACAACAATGTCTACTGGCTTTACAGTCAATTTTTGGCTAAAAGCAAGAAACACTGGGGGAATGATTCTTGGTAATAACTCCAATAATGTTAATCATATACGTCTATTTGGTACTACCACAGCTACATCGTTGCGCGTCGCAGTTGGGACATATACATTTGATTTAACAGCTTCTTCTCGCAACACCCAAGACTGGTCAGCTATTACAGTTGTTGGACTTGGAACAACAGTTGCTTGGTATTATAACGGGTTGTTAGTTCAATCTGCAACAAATGCAGCGGCATCTAGCGGTGGCATGAATGTAAATACTATTGGTACTGGAGCTTCATCTCCTTTATTTTTTGACGGCCAACTCGACGACATTCGCATTTACAGCCGACCATGGACGGCGCAGGAAATACTTGCCACCTACCAAGCAGACCGTGGCGGGGGCATGGGATACCAGCCGCCGTTGCGGCGCAGTTATGCAGCACTGCTGGGTGCGTTGGTACTTGCGTGCGACACTGGCAATTACACCCTGTCCGGCCAATCGGCAGGTCTGTTCGCGTCTCGATCGCTTGCTGCCGATCAAGCTCAATACATACTCTCCGGCAATGCCGCCAACACACTTGCAAGCCGCCTGCTGTCCTCCGATCCAGCTACTTACAACGCAACCGGCAACGATGCTGCGACGCTCTGCGCTCGACTGCTCGATGGCGGAGCTGCGGCGTACGCTCTGACTGGCACCGACGCTGGACTGATCGCTAATCGAAAGCTGACGGCAGACCAAGCGATCTGCTTCCTTGCTGGCAACAACGCCGAGCTGCTGCGGACGATTAAACTCAACGCGGGCTCGATGCAACTGCAACTCGACAACTTTGCCGCATCGCTGCTGGCCGGTCGCAAGATCTCAGCCGATGGAGCTCAGTACCTCCTAGTCGTTTCCGACGCAAACCTAACTAGCTCCGCTTCTGGAGTCGCCCCCTACTACTACCTGTTCATGATGCGAGGACCTCAGTAATGGCAGCGTTCAACAAGTTTCAATCGTTCACCAAGAATGTCGCCGAGGGCAAGATCAACCTTGCGTCGGATCAACTCAAGATCGCTTTGACGAATGTCGCTCCGGTTGCGACGAACGCAGTTTTGGCCGATCTGACCGAGATCAGCTATACCAACGCAAGCACTCGAAACATCACCACCAGCAGCAGCACCCAGTCGGGGGGAGTGTACAAGCTCACGGTGGCCGATTTGGTTGTCACTGCTAGCGGTGGATCTGTCGGGCCATTCCGCTACGTCGCCGTCTATGACGACACGCCAACGAGTCCAGCCAAACCGCTGATCGGTTGGTACGACTACGGATCCTCGATCACGCTCAACGCTGGTGAGACCTTCACCACGGACTTCGACCAAGTCAACGGCCTTTTGACCATCACCTAATCATGTACCGAAACACTGCCGGAACACTGAAAGTCTTCGCCTTTAACCGGTCTACCAACGCGCCGGTGACTGGCGATGCCGCGAACATCACTTGCCGAGTCTCACTCGACGGTGGGGCTCGCTCTGCGCTTACGGACACCAATCCGACTGAGCTTGAGGACGGCTATTATCTGTTCGATGTGACGTCAGCAGAGACCAACGGAACCACCGCAGACTTCTTTCCGGAGTCCTCGACCAGTGGAGTGCAGGTGATCCCGGTCGAGCACGGTCGGTACTTGTCGCTCGAAAAAGCGATCGCGGACAAGACCAACACGATCACCGCTGGCAAGGTTTCCTATGCTGGCCCAGTCACCGCGAAGGGAACCGTCGACCAAATCATCATCGGCGACGATTACCTCGCGGCCCATGGTACTGCATTCGTCTGGACGATCTCCGCGATTCCTGGCATGTCTGCTGGGGCGGTTACCGTCCACTTCGGTGGGAAAAACGGAACCAACGCATTCGCGGTCACCGGATTTGCCACGGACATCGGATCGGGCAAATGGACGCTCACTTGCGAGATGCCACGCGCCGCATCGGGCCAGCTTGTTTCGGGTGAGTACGTCTATTCCGTCGCTGTCCACAACGCTGCGGGCGTGGAATTGACCCGGGTCTATTACGACGAACCGCTCGTAGCCGTGGAGAAATTCACCCCATGAACGTGACATTTCAGGTGCGAGAATCGTTCTTTGATCGCCCTAAGGTGATCACAGCACTCAAGCGTGCGAAACGCAGGGCATTGAGCAAGGCGGGTGCGTTTGTTCGCAAGCGTGCGAGGTCCTCGCTGCGTAGACGCAAACGAGCCTCGGCCCCAGGATCCCCACCATCGGCACACGCTTCGTCGTCGCAACCAAGTCTCAAGACAATCCTGTTCGCTTTCCAGCCAGCAAGCGAATCGACAATCGTCGGCCCAGTGCAACTCAACCAGGTCAACTTCACCGTCGAGTCGGTAACCAGCACAGTGCCTGGCCTTCACGAGCGTGGTGAGACAGCGATCATTCGCGAGTATCGATACGCTCCGATCGAAGGCGACAGTGCGTCCGTGAATTGGCGACGCGTCGACGGCAGACGCAGATACGACGAGCGGCCTGGTTATCGATTCGAATCTCGCCGTCGCACGGCTCGGTACCCCAAGCGTCCATTCATGCGTCCAGCGCTCGAGGCTGAAGCACCCAATTTTGCTGAGCTGTTCCGCAATTCGATTACCAGCGTCAAATAGGACTCCAACATGTCGGCAGCAATCAAAGCAGGCCAGGCCTACGTCGAGATCGCCACTAAACAAGGCGCGTTCGATAAAGGCATGGCACAAGTCCAAGCGGCCATGGGTCGGCTGAAAGCAGTCGCCACGAGCATGGGAACTGGGATCGGCAAGGGCTTTGCCTCGGCTCAGGGTGCTCTATCCTCGTTCTCCAAATCGGTCGTCAGCTTGCCGAGCATGATCGCTGGATCGATCGCGGTAACCGGCCTGGTCGCAATGGCCAAAGGATTTGCCGATGCCGGGTCCGCCGTCGATGACATGGCCCAACGTACGGGAATGGGTGCCGAATCTGTCTCGGCTCTTGGTTATGCGGCCAAGATGAGCGGCACGGACATCGGTGCGGTCGAAAAGGGTGTGCGTAAGATGCAGCTAAGCATCGCTGACGCTGCTGCTGGTGCGCCCGATGCAATCGAGAAATTTGCTGCTATCGGCTTGAGTGTCGCCGATCTCCAAAAGATGACTCCAGACCAGCAGTTTATTGCGATCGCGGACAAGCTCTCGAAGATCGAGGATCCTGCCCTCAAATCGGCTGCTGCCATGGAATACTTCGGCAAGTCCGGTGCGGACATGGTTCCGCTGCTGTCCGAAGGCGGCGAAGGGATCCGGCGATTGATGGACGATGCGAACCGACTTGGACAGACCATGAGTGGCGAAGACGCTGCCGCAGCCGGTCGGCTCGGTGATGTGTTCGATCAATTGTTCGGCGTCATTGGTGGGCTGCAAAACAGAATCGGTGCTGCTCTCGCTCCGACACTGATCAGCCTCGGCGAAAAGATTATTGGCACAATTTCATGGGTATCGGATTGGATCAGCAACAATCGAGAACTGATCGTCACCATTGCCCAATGGACTGCCGTAGGAGCTGGCTTGGTTGCGGGATTGATTGCACTTGGTGGAGCCGCCGGAATCGTTGCCGCAGGAATGACGGCAATCGCCACCATTGGATCTGTCGTCGGAACGGTCTTTGGAGTGATCGCTGGAGCAATCGGAATGATCGTCTCGCCAGTGGGCCTGGTTGTCGCTGGACTCACCGCCGCTGCGGTAGCAGCGTTGTATTTTTCTGGAGTCGGTGGTGAGTTGGTTGGCTACCTCGGGGCGAAATTCACAGAGCTCAAGGACATCGCTCTACCGGTCTTCGACGCGATCAAGACGGCTCTGACCAGCGGTCAGTGGGCTGCTGCAGGGAAAGTCGCCATGACTGGATTGGAATTGGTGTTTCGCGTTGCAACACGAGATCTCTACGCTGGATGGTTGGATTTTACGACGGGAGCATTAAACGCTTGGACTACGTTTAGCGCGGAGGTATCTGCGGGTGGTGTTGGTTTCGTTGCCAATCTAATCAACATACTCGCGGGGATTCCGACAGGTATTGCCAAGGGGTTCGCGACTGCAATGGTTTGGCTCGAAGGAACGTTTGACCAGACAGTGAACTGGATCGCGAAGAAGCTGCTCTATCTCTACTCGCTGATCGACAAATCGGTCGACTACGAAAAGGCAGCAAAGCAAATGGATGTTGAGGCCTCGAAGCGAGCGGCTAGTCGTCAACAAGGACTTGATTCTGCCAATGCAAAGCGAGATGAGGAATTGCAAACTGCAAATCGCGGTCGTCTCCAAGTTGCTGCAGAAATGCAAAACACGATTCGCGGAAATGCTCAGCAAACCATGCAAAATCGAGCGGACGCGAATGAGGCATCGCTTGCTGGTTTCAACCAACGAATCGGTGAGCTTACATCCTCGCTGCAAAGTCAGACTCAGGAAATCAACAAAACCGCACAGCAGAACCCTGGTGGGTTCATGGGGTTCTTGCAGGGCGTTTTCCAGGGTGTAAGCAAAACGATTGAGAACGCTGCATCTCAGACATCCAAGCGTCAAATCCCAACTTATGAGCAAGTCAAGTCGACCACCGCAACGCAAATGGGTGGAACTTTCAGTGGCTTCGGAGCAGAGCGACTCGGAACCAACACATCGGCCCTAGATCGAGTGGCGGATCAGACTGCGAAAAGCAACCAATTGCTCGCACAGATCGCGAAAAACACTAGTCAATCTTCATCGATGAGCTACGGATCCTAAACTATGAGTGCATGGACGCATCTTCCGATTGACATCCTAGAGACAGCGGAATCGCGAGAAACCGATTTCGATTTGCGGGGTGGGATGAAAACCCAAAACCGCATCGCAATTGTCACTGGGTACACAGAGCCAGAAGACGCTGCGCAGGCTGCGGTTGATCTACCTGGAACGCCATTCCCTTTGATCATTTCAGCGACGTCCACCACTCCTGCCTTAGCAATGGTGTCCGCTCGAGCAAAACCGCTAACGCCCAACGCTTGGGAAATCGTTTTCGGTTACGAGTCGCGATCTATCGAGACATGGAACTATTCCGGAACGACTCTCGGCAAAACTCAAAACATCACTCAGTCTTACGGGACAACGCGGTACGGAGCATCTGCTCCCGACTATGGTGGAGCTATCAACGTCGACAGGGATGGTGTTCGAGGGGTCGAGGTTGGAATTCCTGGGTTGGAATTTCAAATCGAAAAAACCCTAAGCCGAGGCGTTTTAACTTTTGCGTACGTTTTGACACTGGTGAATTTGACCTACAAGACCAATGCCGCAGCCTTTCGCGATTTCGCTGCTGGTGAACTTTTGTTCCTCGGTGCCGAGTTCCGCCAGTCGAGCAATGCTGAAGTGACCGTTGTTTTCAAATTCTCAGCTTCTCCCAATCGAACTGGCTTAGTCTTTGGTACAATTAGCGGTGTTGCCAAGAAGGGGCACCAGTATCTGTGGGTCGATTACGAAGCCTGGGAAACCGGGGGATACGTCATTCGTCGACCGCGCGGAGTGTACGTCGAAGACGTGTACGAGTCAGGGAATTTCAACCTCCTAGGAATCTAGCCCCTTCATGACCTTTTCCGGCGATCGATTCAAGCCATCCGCCAAGCGTGAGCGCGAAATCACGCGACTGATCCAGGAGCGTCGAGGCGAGCTCGCGTCTGTTGGTGTTCCAGACATTAGGTCGATGGAGCCTGGGCACGTAATCGCAAAAAACGAAACTGGTGCCGATCTCGGCATCGGCAAAGCTGCTTTGATTCGGATCGGACAAGGCTACTTCAACACCGAGACTATCCCTCGCAAGGATCCCGAATACCGCCGGGGCTACTACAGACTGTCCGCTTTGACCCCATGTGTATCGGGAGAGACTCCATACTTCGAGTCAATGGCGGTATCGATCGAGCCTATACAGAATGGAAAATTTGGAGTGGTAGCGATCGAGGGATTAGCCATCGCAAATTATGCTGCCCCTCAAAGTGGATTCGTGCATCCAATTTCTGGAAACAACGTTGCCGGCAGTATGTTTGGTTTTGCAAAGGTCGTTACCAAGCCTCAAGACGGTCTTCATTTTGGCGTGTGGGATCTTTCTTGCCGCGCAATGCAGGCACCGTATGAGCTCACGACAAACTGGTCTGCAGGAAGCGCAACCGCGACCATCGGTAATTGGTCGACGCCGATCTTAGACTCTTTCAACATAGCTAGTTGGCAAACCACTGGCGATAAAGGAATGGCCGTGTGGACGAGTGGGTATTGGCGTGTGATCACTCCTTGGTGCGTGGGGGAATAACATGGTCGCGATACCTGATCTGACCTGCACCTGGTGCGACGCCGAGGAGCAGCAAAAGAAACGCCACACCTGCCGAGACGGCAACTGCAGACGTGCCAAGTTGCGAAACCGCACTTGGAACATGACCGTGACGAACAACACTCGTTTTGTCTGCGTGGCAACCGCGAACAATACCATGTTCCAATCGATCAATGCCTGCTGTGATCGCATTCGAGCTGGCTGCGGATCGCAAGTCGATCGAAACGGAATCTATCGTTGGCGACGCTATGAGTACGCGTACAACTCGATCACGCAAAAGGCTCGGTATTGTGGCAATCCAACAGCGAACGAGTGTTACCAGTACGGACCTATCACGGTTTGCAATCGAACGGTTCAATACGCTCAAATGTGTGTCCTCGGTTGGCGAATGGTGACAACACTGAGCTCAGTAGACCTGTACATTTCGAGGACACCGCCTCGCTACAACTGCGAGCCAGATCGATGCCAATACAGATTGGCACTCGTGATTGACGGAACCATGGGCCTGTCGTGGGCCAACCAGGTCACCAATGGATCCAATGTCACAAACAACAGCACCGCTGCTTTTTGCGGCGTGGTGGATTGTCCTGATGGACCGTTAGGTGTCTGGCCAATTTCGTCGCTCCCAAGCTTCAACTCGAACCAGGTCCCGGTAACGCAACATCCTTTTCGATTCGTGCTGCGTCGCAGCGTCGATGTGTTGGAGTTCCCGATGGTGTTTGATGCGACCGGCGCGGTCGAAGTCACTTGTGGCCCCAAATGCGCGTCGAGCATTGGCAGCATTTCGCTAAATCTTTCCGATCCCCCCGAGTTCGAATGCACCGCCCCGACCGGCCTGCCACCGACCTCTGGAGTGCCTCCCAACCCAAACGACCCTTGCCAACAAATGAGTTGCGAGGAGCTAATGGAAAGATGCACGGGCCTGTTGCCAATTGATTTCGTGTGGGGGTCGAGCACACTGATTTCATCGTCCGATAGCGGTGTCATGACTCCAGGCAGCTTGCCCAATCCGTTTATCCCAGCGTCTTGGACGGTAGATCTATCATGATGCAAGATCTATTCGGCCATCCAATTCGATCCGGCACCTTTACGACTTCCATCGTCGATGGGATCACGGGCCAAGTCCATGAATTCGGCGAAGATCTTTACCTGGATCCCTCTCAGCGAGAAACCGGATGGCCGGCAATCCACTTGTACGCTTTCCGCAATCAGTCCAAATGGAGCTCTGACGCAGCCCGAGAGTGGTTTGCTGAATGGCTTCGGTGGAGTCTGCCAGGTGGTTGCGATTGCTCAGCCCACTGGGGCAAGACGATCAAGCAATACCCGCCTTCCTTCGACGATCCGATGGGCTTTTTCTATTGGACGGTAAATGTTCACAACAGCGTCAACGAGCGGATCTCCATCGATGGTAGCCACCCAATCATTCCACCTGCCCGCGCATTCGAGATTTGGTCGAGAATCGCCGAGGCCGGGCAGGTGGCTTGGTTTCGTCCTGTGAATGATACCATCAACGGCGGTCGCCGTCTTGTGATCACCATCGCCACTGGCAAGGGCCGCGAGTGGCTTAAGGTGACAGGCGATTCGATGCAAGCTTACGCAGCTCGGGTGGGAGCGGATTTTGTTGCCCTGCAGAACACAACCCAAGGCTGGTGGGGGCTCGAAAAGTTTCGCGTCCACGAATTCGCCAAGCAATACGACGAGACGCTGTACCTCGATGCAGACATCCTCGTCACTGAGGCTGCCGACGAATCGATTTTCCAGACCGAGGCAAGCGTTTCGATACACGACGAATACAGCTATTTGCCGGCAACTGCATGGGTCGAAGCATCGGTAAAGCTAGTTTCGAGTTGCCTCGATTACACGCCCAAAGATAGGCAGTTTTTGCGATCGCTTAATTCTGGAGTCGTACACTGCAAGCGATCTGGTGCGGATGTGTGGATGCCGCCCAAGTTGCCGATTCCAACGAGCCACGTTGCCGAGCAGACTGTTGTCGGGCTCAACTTCGATCGTTTGCAAGTCGCCAAACGAATGTTTTCGAGACTTAGAAACGCGCAGTGCTGGCACCCTCGTTTTGCTTCACTGCTGCACAACGCTCAATTTGTCCACGCTTCTGGAAAGCAGAAGAAAACCGAGTTGCTTCGATCGCTCGTAGAGCAGCTTCGGGAGGTCGGAAACCCGCCGCTAACACTCACCCCAAAGGATTGAGTCGATGAGATGCCCACGCCTGCTTGGTCTTATGACTCGCGCTCGAGTGATTTTCGCTCGCGAGGCAAACACGCTCTCGATCCAATTGCCAGACGACAGCGAGATCGACCTGGTGCTCATCGATTGCTTCACCCCTCCGCTGCTGGAGAAGGTCGATCATTATCGAATCGAGAACGGTGAAAAGCTTCTTTTCCACAAAGAGCGCCCCAACCGGCTAGGTGTTGAAGCACTCAAGGTAACGACTGCAGCGATTGCCAAGATGCCCACTTGGACGCGAGTCTTTTTCCCGACACCTCGCAACGATCGCGAGTGGTTTCGCAATCTGAAGCCTGGATCGAAGCAGCCAGGCCACATTTGGATAACTGAGTCACAGACACTGAATGAGCATCTGGTACAGGCTGGAGTGGCCACTGTCACTCAGCCAGACTACGGATCCCCAAATTTCGACGGTCAAAAGTTCGCCACCAGTCAGGAGGATGTTCGCTTATGGTCGTTTTCTGCGCAGAACTAGAGCACTTGCTCGATCACACTGCTGGCCCACAAGGCCGGTACCGAAGACAGCCAAGAAACACTGGCCCAACGTGCAAGTGTTGTGGCGCTCCCTACGTGGCTCGATCGACACGACCACGGATCACTTACTACTACCCTCGATGCCAATGTGCTCCGAGGCATGGAATTCCAAAGCTTCGCCCAAGCAGATTCAACCATGGCCAAGAAACCTCCAGCAGCAGCTCCAGCCGATGATTTCGACGACGAGGACGAGGTCGACAACAAGCGGCCTCGTGATTCGTATAGCAAACATCGTAAGCGACAGGCTTCCAAGGCAAAGGAAGAATCGACCGAAGCTCGTGACATTGGCCCGATCCCTGCGATCGTCAATCCAAAGCGACGCGAGTCCTGTCGTAAAGACCTGAAGCGGTTCCTGCTGACGTACTTTAAAGAATCGTTTCCGCTGCCTTTTTCGCCAGACCATGAGCGAATCCTTAAAGACATCGAACAACGCGCGATCGACGGTGGTTTGAAATGCATCGCTATGCCTCGTGGATCCGGCAAGACAACGATCTTGCTGCGAGCGATGCAGTGGGTGCTGTGTTACGCGCACCGACGGTTTGGAGTGCTCGTTGAAGCAGACGAGGGTGCAGCCGAGGAATCGCTCGACGTGGTCAAAATAGAGTGGGAAACCAACCCGCTACTGCTCGAGGATTTCCCGGAGATCGCTTACCCCATTCGATGCCTCGAAGGGATCACCCAGCGAGGCAACGCCCAAACCACCAACGGCAAGCGAACGCTGATCGGATGGAAACGCAAAGAGCTCGTCTTTCCAACCGTTGAAGGATCACCGGCAAGTGGTGCTGTCATTCGTGTGACGGGGATCCTGGGCCGAGTGCGCGGAATGCAAAAAGTAACCGCAGACGGCAAGACGCAGCGTCCGGATTTCGTCCTGGTGAACGACCCTCAAACCGACACGTCTGCATTATCCGATCCAGAGTGTGCCAAGCGGGAAAAGGTGATTGGTGGAGCCATCCTAGGTCTAGCTGGACCTGGAAAGCGAATTGCAGGGTTTGGAGCAGTCACGGTCATTCGCGAGGGAGATGTCGCAGACCGGATGCTTAACACCAAGCTGATGCCCAAGTGGCACGGCGACCGCTGCAAGCTTGTCTATGAATGGCCAACGAATACGGATTTGTGGGACAAGTATTTCGACCTGCGATCCGAGGAGATTGCAGAAGGAAACGACGAGCACCCAAAGGCGACCAAATACTACAAAGCTAACCGCAAAGAAATGGATGCTGGATCCAAGGTCGGCTGGGAGCATCGGAAGTACACGCACGAACTATCCGCGATCCAGCATGCAATGGATCTGCGGTTCGACAACCCAGACACATTTGACGCGGAGTATCAGAATGAACCGAAATCAGCTGTTGTTGCTGTCGATGGCATGCATTGCCTTACGTCAGACGAATTTTGCTTGCGCATACTGCCAACCCACCGTCGTGGAGAAATCCCCGACTGGGTCGAGCACATCACCCTCGGATGCGACGTCCAGGGATCTTCGCTCTGGTGGGTCGTCACTGGTATCGGTTCGGACTTTTCCGGACTCGTGGTTGATTACGGAATCTGGCCAGATCCTGGCATCGACTACATCACGCTCTCAGAGATCGATCGAACGATCATACGAGCCACCGGAATCCGATCGCCCAACGAGTCGCTACTGGCAGCGCTGAACAAGCTTCGAGACGAACGACTGGCCGTCACGTACACACGCGATGACGGCACGCAGCTGCGGCCAGAGATCATGGTCGTTGACGCTGGCTATCAGTCCGAGGTTGTCTATCGATTTAGCCAGCAGCATCAGCACGTGGTGCCCAGTCACGGTAAAGGGGTCACGGCCCGGCAGCGTCCATGGGCGATGGAAAAAAAGAAGGCAGGCGAGCGCATGGGATTCGGCTGGCGGATGCCTCCGACACGAGGAACCCGGGCCCCGCGGTACGCCTTGATCGACACTAACACCTGGAAGACCTCGATGGCCGAACGATGGACGACTGATGCCGGTGAGCCTGGTGCCTGGTGGCTTTACCGAGCCGCTCCGCTGCGTCACAGAATGATTGCCGACAACTTGTCCGCAGAATACCCGACCAAGACCTCGGGCCACGGCAGAGAGCTGTTTGAGTGGGCCATTCGGCCTGGCCGAGACAACCACCTGCTCGACGCCACAATCCTGGCCGCGGTGGGTGCGTCGATCCTGGGAGTAAAAGTCCCCGGGGAGTCCGACCGAGTCGTCAAGCGACGCAAGATCTCGATGAGCGACCGCCAAAGCTCTCAATCAAGCGAATCCCGCGAGCAAGACGCATTTCGGGCTATGGGGTCAAAGACGGCCAACGATCGCTTCGAAGCCGTCATGGAAGCAGTTAGCAAGCCTACTGGAAAGATGAGTCTAGCCGAGTTGCGAGCGCTCAGGCGCAAGTCTAGCTGATGCGTCCAAATCAAAAATGTCGTAGCCGAACACAAAGACCGACGCTTCCCTAATTTTTTGCTCTGCCTCACGTGAGGCGTTCGCCGACGCTAGTATCTCCTCTTTGGACATCTCACTTCCGCGAATCGCAAGATCATGTTGACGGCCCCGAAGCTCGAAAGCCTCTTGCGCGCACAGCTCAAAAAAAGTGGCTATGAGTGAAAATCGAGTGTTTGGATCCCTGTGCTTCCAAGCCAACAGCCGCTGTTTTGCTACCACGGCTCTATACTCGGCATCTGTGTAATCGTTAGTTGGATGTCGCATTCTTGTCTCCTTGCTGCGAGCGATGAGGTGCAATTTCTGTGGGGTTCCCAGGCATGAAAATGTCTTCGCCAAACGTCCGAATCGAATGCCGCCGGATCATCGATTCCATTTCGTCCATAGCTTGTTTGGCCTGAAAAGCTTCGTCCGTCATGTTCGTTGGGCTGTTTATGCACCCGTAATTGAGCACGAAAGTGTTGCGTAATTTAGCGAGGTCGTTGGCGACCTTCGCTAAGCTCATTATGAAATTCGCGATCCGCATTTGCCGATGATGATCGATTTCTTGATCTTCCGACCACATCTCTATCGTACGCATCCGCTGGAACTTGTCGTGCTCAACCGCTTTCATGATTTGCCTTTCTTTCTCGGTTCTAGTCTACGGACACCGCAGGCCCACAAACAGGCCCACAATGAAGAAAACCCAAGCGTTTTTCAGCTTGTGCGAGTCTTGCTAAGACTCGCAGATGTTGAGTTTTGCACCATGCTCCCAAATGCAGAGCACGCACCCAAAGGGTGGCCTTTCATTTGGCTGTATAGCTTTCTGTCCAGGTTTTAGGAAACGCAATCTACCCGGGAGAAATTCCACGCGCAGAGGGCTGTCGATACGATCCCTGTACGGCTCTATGCCTTTTTGCCACCAAGTTTGTTCAGTCCTGTTTGCAGGTAACAGCAGAACAATCAAGCTTGCTTCCGTTTCCATCCAAGCTTTTTCTATCCACGGAAGAATATGGCTAAACGGCGGATTGCAGTAGACTCGCTCGCCTTTCCATGATTTTGACAATGCGTCATCATCAACCGTCCAATGCCGATCCAACTTGCGATTCTCGATCGAGGATGCCGCGTCTATCGTAAATGCGAATCTTTCATTCAGTCGTTCAAAGTCTTCAATCGGCAACGCACGATCATCGACATTCTTGTTTGATCCAGCGTATCTGGTTTGCTGCGGATGATTTTTAGCCTTGAATTTAACAAGCATTAGCTTACCTCAACAACTCCAGTTTTCCTTTGCCTAAGACTCGCAATCGTCGGTTTTCAGCTCCCGCTCTGCCGTCAGCATGAACCAATCCAAGTCGACTTTCGGGAACATCTTTTTGGTTGTGTAGGGCCCCGAGTGAGTAATTCGGTAGCCTTTATCTTCCAATTCTGCGAACACGGATGATTTGTTTTCAAAGTGCTCAACAATTTCGATCCGCTCAATGACCGTGATTTTTCGTCTGGGTGATTTACTCATGTGTTACTGTACCCTATACCACGGAAGCCAGATCCTGTACTCACGCATGAATCCGGCGATGTTGTGTTGGTAGATGAATTGTCCACCTTGGAAGCCAGGAGTCAGGACCTTGTAGACGCCGAACCGTAGTTGTCTCCAGCCTTGCGAATCTTCAAAGCCGTTTATTTCAAAGCTGCATTCGACGACCCAGCGTCCGACCAGATCTTTTGGGCGTTGCACCTTTTGCAGGTCTCGCAAAAAACGAATGTTCATCGATTCCTCCAAACAAATGCGATCAATGTGCACAGCATCCAGAGACAGTTAGTGAGAACCCATAAATTGACGAAAACAAATGGTGTCGCCCATTTTTGATTTTGCGTCACGACAGAGGCGATCAACGCCGGGAACACAGAAATGCTTGGTAATACCAACCAAGACACGACAAGCAACAAAAAATCGTAATCGGATCTCATTAATTAATTCCTGCTTGGCTTGATCCCGCTCAAAACGATACCAGCAATGCTCTGGTTGTTTGCAGCCACGACAGCCCGCAGCTGCTCGAGCTCGTGCTGCGAGGCAGACCATTGCATGTAGAGATTGTTGTAGGCCTCCTGTGCCATCGTACGGTGCTCACCGAGCTTACGTTGTGTCGATTGGAGCTCTGCCTTTACAGCATGCCCCCAATCGTTTGATCGCTGGAGCTCGTCTCGCAGTTGCTCAACTTCGTCGCGAAGCTTTCGCGATGCGTCGAAGATCGCCATCAGGAGGCCCGGGTGGGTCTCCCACTTGCCGATGAGCTCCATCGCCATGTCGACGGTGAGCGGGTTGTCGTCTGTCGTTGGATCGTCCATCAGTTGCACCTGCTCCCGCAGCTGGCGTACCCGGCCATGTCGACCCAGTTATCCCGTTTGCGCTGGTGGATCTCTCGCGAGCACTTGAGCTGGATCATTGCCATGGCGACGTGCCGAGGCTCGAAGGCTTCGCCCTCTTTGCGCATGTGTCGGAACAACGCTGTCCACATTCCAGCCGTACGCCGGAAGTCCTGATCTGGAGGCCCATAAGTCGCTTGGCGATCGCCTCGGGTGATTTTGAAGGCCTCAGCAAGCACATCGTCGGATTGGCGAATGTCTTGGCTCGAGCACTCCGAGCACCCGCAATCGTCGTCGAGGTCGTCCTTGGGTTGTGAGCGCCGAGCGCCGTCTAATTCCCAGAGATTAGACAGCATGACTGCCATGTCTTGGGGATTGCATCGTGGGTAGCGAACATACCCAATTTTCTCGTCGTCTCCCACGTACACGAAACGAACGCTCTTTCCTGCCCAGACAGCCAAAGAGAACTCGGCCACAGCACCAGCCGACATGTGCCACTCCGGCAGCATGACGATCTCGTCGCATCGCATCACAGCGTCAATGCAGCGACGCATGACTCGGCTGAAATCCAATTGTTTCGGGAACACGCAGTTGTCCGGGTTGGCATACTTTGGATCGACCATCGGATCGAAACCATCTTGCTTGCGATCTTCGTCGGCAGGACTGATGACTTCGTACCGCTGCTGAGAGAGCAAACAATCACGAACGCGGTCGAACATTTGGTAGTTGAAATAGGGGCGGCCCCGCATTGGGCCAGCAAGGTAGAGAACCCTCTTTCGTTGGATCGGTTCGGTTTCCGGATCTTTGTTTGAATCGTACGCGTTTTGCACCGTGTACCCGACCGTGATCTTTTCGGCAGACGACGCGTCTACATCCATTTTGCGAAAGAACCTAGCGTTTTCTCCATGTTGTTTGCCTAGTTCTTTTGCATCCAATACAGTCATCCCGATGGTGTTTTTGCAATCAGATAAGCTTTGGAAACTGCTTGCGATTTGATCTCCATCTTGAAGCGTTTCATGGTCTTGCAGTTCTCGAAGGTTCCCGAGATAGATTGCGTCGATAGGTTGCTCGGGCTCGGCGGTCTTGCACTCACTAAGGTGCGTCCACCATGACTTATCAGCATGTCCACAAACATGTACAGCATCGCCAAGTATCTCCAATACTTCGACTTGCGCCCAAACCTTATCGCCTTGCTTTAGCTGACTCATCCTCTCATCCTCCTGAAAACCGAACCAAAGAAACCTTACGCTGCTCCCCTGCGGATCAGCGGTGATAGATACGAAACACCTTCGATGATCGGGATCTGCAAATTCAGATGCCCTAGACCACGCTGCACTAACTGGATCCCATAGCCGTTGACCCAGTCGGTTAAGTTTTGATGCATCCAGTACGGCTGGAGCTGGCAAAGACAACCAGGATTCCAGGCTCCGATCGGCCCGGAATCGACCGTCCGCTTAGTGGCCAGATCCATCCGGTGCGTGTGACCAAACCAAATGTTTGCGTTGTACTTGGCCAGGTGAGCTGCCGCAGCCGCTTTGCTCGTGTACTGGCCATGTGTGAAGTAGCAGTTGTCCCGCTGGATCGTGCCTGGCACCTGGCAGTTGTCGTACCACTTGCCTTGCTCAAACAGGGCGATTCCACGCTTCGGGAGCTGCAGCACGACGGCAGTCGAAAAGTAGCTGGCAATCAAGGCCACGTCTCGCTTGCCACCTTTGCCGGACTTTAGCGTATCGGTGACGATCCACTTCTCGATGCGTCGCTCGTGGTTCCCTTCAAGGTACTCGATCGTCGCTTGTGGAGCTGCCGACTGAAGCTCGTCGAGGAACTGGTTGGTTGCGTTGCAGTCGTCTTCAAAAGTGTAGTTCGCTTCGGCGACATAGCCCCACGTGTGGTGCTCGGCCAGGAACCCACCGCAGTCGAGGTGATCGCCCAGCATGATGATCGAATCCGGCTTGAGCATCCGAATGTCGGCCAGCATTGCCGAAGCTGCTTGCTGGTCGATGAAGCATCCGTGGCTGTCTGGCACGATCACCCGCAGCGTCACGCCGCCCTTGGATGCTCGAGCCTTGCGATCCAGCCGGAGCTTGACGCGACTGCTACGCAAGTCTTGAAGTGTGTTTTCCAGTCGCTCGCGAGCCTTACGCTCGATCGCTAGCTGGTGCTTGAGCTGGTTGAGTTCCGCGCGAGCCGTCAGCAGATTCTGGTCTGCCGACTGCTGCTGGCGATGATACTCTTTGACCGCTTTGGACGTCGACCAGCGAGGTTTTTTGGCTGGTTTATTCCCCATTTTGCGAATCCCTAAGTTTCCTTAGCCAGTTGCGAAACGCTTCGTGTTTAACTTCGAAGACTTTAGCGTCCACGAACCGGTAAAAGGCAGACACTGACGGGAAAAGATCGCGAGCTTCGCCTCCAGAAATCCAATCAGTTGCCATGTCCTGCAGCTCTCTGGCGATCTTTGGAGACTTTACCTGCAGGCTGTCAAACCAGGTCGTGGATTTTGGCCGAAAACTGTCTGCCGACTTTCGAGCGATCGCAAGCAGCGAATTGCTCGGCTTTGGCTCAGGCTTGGATTTCTTAATGGGTTTGGTTGGCATCATGCCTCCTGCGTGAAAGGGTCAGCAAGCCTCGGCTGGTTGTGGTGCTGGCTTGGCCGGTGGCGGTGGAGCTGCTGGGACTTCGTGCTTGATCGCATCCCAGCTTTCCCCTGCCGCCTGGCACATGCGAACCATGACCGTGCCTAGGTAGTTTTTATGCTTCTCGATCTGGTTTTCGCGGATTCGCGACAGGGCATCGAGGAACCCTGCGCGGTCGATGTCGGTCGCGACCCATGCCATCCGCCAGATGGTGTCGCGATCAAGGCCACGCAGTTTCCCGCGTGCTTGCATGTCGCTCATGTCCCGAGCCAGAAGCCTAACCGATTCCCGAAATTCAAATCCCGCCGCCGTCCAAACGATCGAACGACGGGTCTTTGTCTTGTCTTGTTCGGTTATGTCCTGTTCGGTTACGTTCGGTCGTGTGCTCGGGGGATTCCCCTGAACTGCCGGGGCTTCGTCGGGGGATTCCCCCGAGGAAGTAAATTCACTGTGTTTTTCTTGCTGTTCAGCCAATCCCCGAGACACTTCGGCAGCAGGAGCATGCTCAAGCCACCCGATGTCGGTGCGTGACGCCCACGCGACCAGATCGACGAAAACAGACTCAGGAAAACCAGTGACCCTGGCCAAGTGGGAGATCTTCAGGGGAATCCCCCGACTATTCCCCAGCGTCCCCCTGACATGGCAGGTGGCCGCGTAAGCACACAACGCGCACCATGCACCGTAGATTGCCGGCGCACGATCCTCGAACTCTTCTAGCATCGCCTGATAGCCTGTCGACGAAAAGCCGACAGGCATGGCGATCCAAGTGAGCTGCTTCAATTTGCGAGACTCCGCTCGCTCGAACGTCTCTGTCCACTTCGAGATTCGCAAAACAGGCTGGGTCGCGTCAGTCATGGATCACCACCCTGTACACTTCCCACGCGACGAGGGCGACGACAGACCAGAAGCTTGCTGTGACGCACACAGAAAACATCCTGTCGATCGCTCTAGCCATCTCGTCCATGTGATCCCCAACCAAATCGTCTTGCCAATCATCTCGTTCATTGTCGAACGCATCGAGATCTTCGGCGCGTCCGGTCGACTGTTCTACATCGTGCCACATCAAATTGCCCTTTCTGATGTTTACAACTCAGCCTGGAAATTCGTCGAAAGTGTTGTTGCCAAGATCCGCGACTTTACGCGGAGGCACGTTTAGCTCACGCGTGGCCGTGCTAAGACCTGGCGTGTCAAGCCAATCCATGATCTCCGCTCGCAGCTCTCGCTCGTTAGCTGGGAGGAAATTCGCATAACTCCGCAACGCGGCCACCGCTGCTGGATCGCGTACGGATCCATCGGAATTGAAAGGACGCAGGACGAAACTCCCCGAGTCCAATGGATGCCCGTCCGGTGTTCGGACGTGGTATTTGGTGAAAAGCTTGCTCATAGTCCTTTAGTCTTTTTCAATACGGATGTTTTCATGCTGTGTCGATTTGCACGCCACTCAGCGAAGTCCTGTCCGAGCTGCTCGGCAGCTTGTACAGCTCTTTTGTTGATGGTCGACCAGTCCAGATACATGGCTGGCGTGGTGTTCCAAGATTCGTACCGAAGAATCACCGCCTCGTCAGCCAGATGCAAAGATCGCTCGTAGTTTCGCATCGCATAGAGCTCGCTCATCGTGCATCCAATTCGTTGGCACCGTGTCTGTGCGAGGAACGACTCGGAAAAACTTCGATCGGTGCGGACGCATTCGTCAAGGTATTGTTTGTCTAAGTTGCTTAAGACGATCAGCACCTTTGGTGGGGCAACCGATCGTCTGTCAAATTGGAGTTCCCCTTGAACTAGGCTCATTTTCCACCTGCCTTTTCTGCGCACGCCTCGCAACATGGCAAGCCGTCTGGAATGCAAACGACGGTAATTCCGCAGTGAGTGCATGGAGACAAGTCGAAACCAGATCTGGCTAGTAACAGCTCCAAGCCGTCGGAGTATTTCTTGTGGGCCTCCAGCAACTGCTCGGAAAGGCTTGCGCAATGATTCAAGGCGACCTCCAACGCTGCGACCGTCCGATCGCCAACTCGCTTGCGGACTTGCTCTAGCTCATCGCGACGGGGAACAACCTGCGTCCATCCGTTTGCTCCGAGCGGTAATTCCGCTGGCAAATCAACGCCGTAGATTGGCCCTTTGTTTTGAAGGCTCATTGCTTCACCTCCGTTTGCGCTGCCTGGATCTTGTTGACCGAGCGCACGATTTCAGTCAGCTCGAATGCACAAGCTAGGACGACGACCAAGTTGATGAATGACAACGCCAGCAGTGCAGTCGTGAGCCTGCACAGATCCGCGACATCGTACTTGATGCGTGATGCGCATCCTTGCACCTGGAAAATCTCGTTATTGAAGTCGCGAATGACTCGACCGAGAGCGTCTTGAACTTCAGGATCCATGGCCGACCTCCGTTGTGAGCTCTAGCAATGTTTCAGTTGCGTCGCAGCCCGGCAGCGATGAAACATCGGAGCAGTTTGGGCATAAGACGTTACTCAGCTCACATGGGCTCAGGACGTAAGACCTGCACTCAACACATTGATCGATTTTCAATCCTGTGTTGTCGACCGCCTCGACAAGTTGCCGAAAAGCTTGAAATGACTGTTCAACGGTCACAGCCCGTCCCTGTGTCATAGAAACCGTTCTCCCCCGCCGAAAAACATCTTCTTTGAGGACTTCAAACGTGTTCAAAGCATTAACTATTTCACCATGCCTGAATGGCCTCACGTTGCCACCGTGTTGCCCTTCTTGCTCGATCGCCTCGGCTTGGCCGACAGAGCAGCAGTGGACTTGGACGACCCAGTGCGTGGAAGCTCATCGGTCGGCACCCCGAGCTGCTGGGCAGAGATCAGCTTCTGCTTGCGTCGCTTGCCGATCTCCGATGTTGGCCCTTGATCGTCGCTGTGAACAACCAGCTTGGCCGACACAGGAGCAAATGCATCCTCCATCCCTGGCAGGAGCGTCTGAACGAATGTCGCAGTGACAATCTCGCGAGCTTGCGAAACCTCGTACGAGTCTTCGCCGTACAGCTCGGCCGTACGTGCGAACCACCCAAATTCAAAATCATGCATGCGGATCTTGAGCCGTGGTCGATCCAGATCGTCACGCTGGATTGCACCAGTCTTTTTCGACTTGGACAGCACCAGGTGCCGCAGCTCGTGATCGATCACCGCTTGGAGTCGCTTGCTTGTCCACGAGTCGAGTCGCTCTCCGTCGAGGATCATCAGCGCATCACCCATGCCGAGTGTTCGCTCGGTCAGCTTGGTGATCCGGATGCATCCAGCGGCCTCGCACCCTCGCACCTTGATCGCTGGCCCCTCTTCACTTCGAGCGATCAGCGTCGTCACAGTAACTCCCGCATTGAACAATTCGCCGTGATTCTCTTTCATCACCTTGGAAACTGTCTGTTCCACTTCGTCCGTCGCCTTGCTATACCAACTCATGCCCATTCTCCATTCGGTTCCAAAACAATCGTTCGCTTGAGACGGTGCACAGTGCCTCCGCCTCGTCGTTCTTCCGTCGTCTCGATGACACCCCACGCTCGAAGATCCGAGAATGGTTGCGTCCAACAGTTGATTCCACGGCCAGAGATCGCGGCCATTTCTCGCATCGTCAAACCTCGATCCGCTCGCGAGATCGCCAAGAAGACCTGCAACCGCTTGCCTTTAATCAGCCGTGATTCCTCCCGACCAGCATCACGCCTGGCACCAGCCAAGCGGACGTTGTCGCGATTCGCATCGGCAGCGTCACCAGTCAGAGGCAAAAACGGTTGAACGAGCGTGTCCACTGCGATCACTCCATCCAGTTCGGTGACTCGGTACCGCTGACCGCCGCTACAGGCTCAGCATGCATTGCCGAGGCCGACTGGACGGCTGGCATCACATCGACCTCGGTAACGGCCACACCATGCTCAGCAGTGCCCGACGGTATTTGCCGACCTTCGGAGTCGATCTCGTCGATCTCCACGCCAGGATTGGCCGTGATGTATTCGCCAAGGTGGTTCCATGGTGCATCGTCGAAACGGATGTACCACTCATCCAGATCGACGTCATAAAACGTCTTGATCGGCTTCTTTTTCGTGCCGATGCCGACCGCGTAATTCTTGCCAGCCACCAACTGAAAACCGTCTAGTTTCGCCATCGTTTTACCCTCTCAACAATTTCGAAAAACACCAACCACACCAGAACAAAAAACGATCGCTGGGGAACCACCCCCCAAGGGCCTTCCGACAGGCTGGGCGTGCCGCCTGGCGTGACCCGCGACCGTAGACGCGGGAAAGGGCGACCGCGTTTATCGACGGAACACAAAGCGATTGACCAGTGGCACTCGGGACAGAGTCGAGCGAGTCACCTTCTTGGCCGTGGCCGCTGGGTAGCATTGGCCGTTGACGCACTTAGGACGAGCATTGCTAACCACACTGTCTGCCGCAGCTGCGAAAGCTCCAGCAAAGACCACGAGCCACAACGCAAAGATCGAACACACCAAACTCAGAGACCGTTTCATCAGGTCACCTCCATGAAAAAAGCATCCAAACACACTCGTAACCAAAGGATCGGGCAGGGTTGGCTACCTGCTGATTCTTGCTTCGCGATGGCCCCAAACTTGCTGTCGTCGCGTCCTAACAGCTTGGTCGAGTGCAAGATTACGCTTTGCCGTTTTGCGTCGTGGTTACCGCCACGCCGCCGATCCTAGCCGACCGTAAGGGAATCGAACCCTCGCCACAACGGAGCGTGAAGCCCTCTATGTGTGACCTCCAAGCGGTCGTTGTATTCCTACTATCCGACCTCCAAACTGGACTCAGGGCGTTCAGAATCTAAGTCTTTACCCTTCGCTTCTAATGAAAGCTTAATGATCTGATTCATCAAATCACTGACTTTGTCAGCGTCTTCGACTCGTACGCAACCCTCAAAAGAGACCCTTGTTTTCTTTGCAGACTCGAACATAAAACCAACCAGACGATGGTTGTTATCCTTTGCGAATTGCCTTAGTTTTTTGTTGATGCTTGTTGCCATCTGATCGCCCCTTTCTGAATAATGAAACTAAAGGATCGAGCAGGATTCGAACCTGCGCCTCTGGATGCCTCCAGTGCCCTTCCGCTAGGCTACCGATCCAAAGATCGAGCGATCGCGAGTACACCGCACGTAAATCGAAAAGCGGCTCGCTCACGCTCGATCAGTTCCAATTGCTAACTCTCCAAATCAATTCGATCTAATAACCAACACACGATTGCGAGACAGCCTGCGAATACACCGGTGTAAATGGCCCATTGCATTCGCATCCATCTCCCTTTTGATTCTTCCAGTCGATCGCCTCGGGCAGAAATCTGACGCCAGCCTCGAAAGCGATCTGTTTGAGTGCCAACGCGATTTCTTCTTCGCTTGCTCGATCACCGAGCCAAGGCCCAGAGTCCGAGTCGCGAAGATCCCAATCGAGCGTGACTCGCTTTCTAGCCTGTGTGCCTTCGACACGGCCTCGCCAGTGAGTCTCGCTGTAGTACAGTTGAACCTTGGTCACTTCCCAAGCTTGAATCGTCGCACTAGACATCGCTGTACCTCACGATCCTGTCTTGGGTCGGCCTGTCCCCGACGACTTCAATGTCCATCAAAATGCTCTCGGGAACGCCTCGATTGAAGCACACGAGACGCAGCCGACGAATGCCGTGCGACTCACGACTCCAACCCATTCGTTCGCACAGCGTCGCGACTGTCTCGTCGACTGCTGCCGCCGACGTTGCAAGCCGTTCGGCCCACTGCTTAGCGTCGGCCCTGGGTGTCCGCGAATCGAATACTCGAATCGGAACATCGTCGAACGTACCGAGGGCCATGACGACAACAGTTGTGTTGGACTTCTCCAAAGCGTTCGGCCTGATCCTAGTCTTGGTCGCAACCATTACGCCACCAAGTCCACTGCTTGAGGCTCGATCTCGACCGAAACCGAGAACGACACGTCGGCGTTGAGTTCCAGTAGCGTCACCGCGTCTGAGCCTCGCACGTTGCGTAGTACCGCGAAGAAGTACCGCAGATGATTCGTGAGAATCCCACGATCGCGATTCACATGCTTGGCGAAGTGATCCCAAGCCGACTTGAGATCCGCCGACGAGTTTCGCACGATCAAAACCATCTGGCCGACTTGCAAGACCGTTTC